TAACGAATGACTTAACCCGCCGGCTCTTTATCTTATCAAGCAAGCGAGCAAGATACGCAATGATTGCAGAGCTAAGTAGCAATGCCCAAGTCACTTGGCCCCAGGTTTCAGGATCTTTTTCGAGCATAGTTATTCTCATTTTCAGATGATGGCTGTTAGAATGTCAGCGTTATGGTTGAGTTTACATATCGAGTATTATCGAATGAGTCCTCGATATGTATAAGGTATACAGCAGATCTCCCAAACTGCCCATTACGATTAACAACCAGCTGCACGTCTCCAGTAATCTGTACATTGCTGTTAGACGCAGTAGCTGTTAACCCAGCACCTAAAGACTGCAATGTCCAAGTCACAAAGTAATTATCAAAACACGTAACACCGGCACCTATCAACCAAGAACTTGAGTACTTATTGCCGGTAACATTACCTACTACTGAAAAATTACCTGCAGCTACTGATGCACTTATTGTCAAAGTGAGTATAGTATCAGAAGGGGAGGCTGTGGCCATTTGCCCATTTCCAATACTGGAAGCTGCTGCTAAAGCCCCCGGAAGTGCAGGGTATCTTCCACGCAAATCTCCCAAACTTATAGCCCCAGTAGGCTTGCGGGCCATCCGCCTATACGTAATATCGTTAAGGTTAACCGCACTGAATCCGCTTTGAGCAGCAGCTTGCTCATTTTTTACATCATTAATGCTTATAGCGCCAGATGCTGGAGTAGGCATGATTACTTACCTCCACGAACTGCAGCAAGCTCACCCTTCAAGATGGTCACTTGAGTGCTAAGCTCTTTCACCGCCTCAACAAGCAGTGCAGTAACGTTACCGTATGCAACGCTCTTAACATCTGCGCAATTATGCACCAGCTCAGGGCAAACTTGCTCCAACTCCTGAGCAATAAAGCCAATCCCCCCAGAGTTATCACGGTTCCACTTGAACGTAACACCTCGCAGAGCTTTAACTTTATCTAGTGCGCCATGAATGACCTGCACATCATGCTTCAGGCGCTCATCTGAGTAAGCTGTGACGTTGCCAGCGGCAGTAAAGTTACCAGCCACATCAGTAGTCCAACGAACAACCCCTGCAGCGTAATCAACTAAGCGAGTGGTAGCTCCGTCAGCTGAGTGCTCTAAGTGTACAGCTCGAACATCATTACTGAGTACAAGAGACTTAGTTCCAGCTGTCCCTCCACCAACATTGATCTCTGGGCCCTGTGCAACAACAGCCCTGTAAACTGTCAGGTTACCAGCAATATCAGTAACCAACCTGTTATATCCAGCAGTATGGTCATAGAAGTTCATTGAGCCATCAGGGTTAAGGCAGAAATACGCGTACCTGGCACTGGACTGAAATGCAAAGCGCTTCTGGTTAGCGTTCTGTGCAATGCCTACGTTAAACTCATCGCCATATAGGTTAAAGTTTTTGGCTGAAGTAAGTACAGCAGCAGCAACTCCAGCATTTCCTACACCAAAGACCAGATTGGTCTGATCATCAGCTGAGATACGCCCGCGCTCGCCGGTGGCATTTCCAAAGAAGATATATGCTGAATGAGTGCCGCTAGACTGAGCATAAAAAGAAGCGTACCCACTAAGGGCCTTAGACTTAACCTGTGATGTGCCTGCTCCAGTGATAATGCACTCATTTGTTCCAATAGTAACTTTCTCAACTAGGCCAGCTGAGCTACCAGAGCCAAGGCACAGCGTCCCTGCAGTAGCGTACATGCCAGAATAATGGGCACCATCAATCATCAGCATGCCGCCACCATACTGGCCAACACTAACGTGAGCGGCATTGATGACAGAAGCGTTCGTGGGAACAAAAGCTGTCACCGTTGCAGAAGACTTACCAGTTACAGCCAAGTCCCCAGTAATCTTTGCGGATCCGAGCACCTGTAACTTATTTCCACCAGTTGCAGCTTCACCAACACCAAGAGCACCAGTCATATAGTTGGTGCCATCGGTCTTCAAGCCACCAGACAATTGACCTTGGTCATTAATTGCCTGATTCATGCGGGACTTCATAGCCCGTAGCTCAGCAGGGAAATCCGCCACGTACCGCGTATCAAGCGGCTCAGTGTTGTTTGAGGCGTCAATAGTATAAGAGGGCATGCTTATCTCCCAAGAACCAAATTGTTTTCAATCATGATCAGATGCTGCTCTCTAGCATCTTGCGCCTTTGCAGCAGCTTGCTCAGCGTTGCCGGTGGAGCGGAATAGCGAAGCTAGTGCCTTGTTGACAATCAGATAAGGATAATGACGCATGACCCAGCTCTCCGGCACAGGATCTGTAAGCACCGGAAATGCGAGATACTGCACATAAAACTTACGCAAGTATCCTGGAGTATCTCCAAGCCTGATCTGAATGCTGTTACCAAGCTGAGTAACAGCTGGAACACGTTTGATGGCGAACATATCCATAGAAGCAGTAGGAAAGTCCTCAAACGGAAGCTGTACTCCAGCGGTCCCACTAATCTCATCCATGATCTGGATAGATACAAGGTCACGAAAATTCTGCAAGCTTGTATCAACATCAATGGCATAACACCCAACTACCCCACCGCAGGCTAGGCTAGGTGTAACAAAGCCGACAGCGTCCCTCTGGAATCTGTCGGCCGTGTGGGCTGTATGGATAGCTTCTTTGATCTTTGTTTTGATCTGAGCTTCTTTGTCGGGCCGCCTGAAATCTTCAAGTACCTTAGTGTAAATCTCATCAAAAGTCATGATACCCTCCTTGTAAACTCTCACGGTAGGATGGCACGCCACCCTACAATCAGAACTTACTACTTCAGCTCAGCGCCGGCAGGTGCAGGAGTATCCTCACTGTTGGAACCATTGCTCACGGTGGCAATGCTCTGCGAGCTCTTGATGCCACCAAGCTCGTGCTGCTTGCCACCGACAGTAACCTTGCGAGCAACAGTAGCAGCTGCGCCGGAATTGAGAGCCGCGGCCAGCGCTTTACTGCCGGCACCTTCGATGTTGTTTAGAGTTTCTGCAACTTGCGCAGCCAGTGCCGGATTGCTGGAAAGCAGCGCAACAACATCTTGGACTTGGCGCGTCTTGGGATCGACGTACTGAGCGTACTCTTCCTTGTCAGCGTCAGTAGCTTTCCACACCGCAGGACCAAAGCCGCCACGCGCCAGCTCTTTGTCAAGGAACTGAATGTCCTCGATAACATCAGTGCGCAGCCAACCATCACGAACTTCCAGCCGCTTGCCGTCTTCGCGGATAAGGTTCACAGCTTTACCAGCTACACGGTACAGCCGGAACTCTTCACCGGAAGTATTGCCTTGATCCATGTTAAGAACTTGCGTTCCACGCGCAATAATAGTAGACATCTTGCTTCTCCTAGGATTGTGCAGGGAGCCTAAGCCCCCTGCTTTGGTGCTTGGCTGCTAGTTAAGCAGCGGCGGTCATGTTGGTGATGATGGCGCAAGAAGCAGGGTTCTTGTGAGTGATGGTGCACTCAGTGGTGTAGGTGCCACCGATAGCATCAATACCGTTGTCCTCAGCGCACTCATCGCCCTTCTTGTTGAAATACTTGTGGTCAGTGTTACGACCTTCCATGTATGCAACCTTGAGCTGGCCGACGTTGAGCACAAGGCCCATCTTCTGCATGTCAGCGTTGGTGTTGAACATCGGATGCTCCATCAGAACATACCGGCCACGCGTAGTAACGAAGCTGGTGAAGTTCAAGCCGAAGCTGGTGGTGGAGGTGGAGTCAGTGTACTGAATGGTAGAACCAGCAGCACCGTTGTAGCCGTACAGGCGGCCAAGATTGTTCACAACCTTGCGGAAGTTGGAGCCGCAGAGAATGACGCGCTCGTTACCAGAGGAATCAGTGGTAACTTGATTCTGCGTACCGTCCAGTGAGCTTTCCAGCTGAGCCCAGGTAGTGGTTCCGCCCATGTGCGTGACGTTCGGCGTCGGAGCATACGACGGATAGAACGCAGGGTTTCCGATCATCTGGATCAAACCGTCCATGAGGTGGAACGGTTGATTGTTCCGCGTACCCATGTAGCGCTGGCCGAAGATGAAAGCCTTCTCCAGTGACATAGCGTGGAAACCAGCGCCGTCATTCTTGTCCTTGCCAACAGGATCAACGCCAGTAATGACCTTGGTAGCAGCAGCTGTGCCGGACATTGCCCAGGTATCGCGGAAGATCTGCGTGTAGTTGGACACGCGAATCGGCGGGATGGACATTGCGTTCGGGCGCAGCGAGCTTTCTTCGAAGGCAGAACCAGCGTGGATCAGCTTGGTGTTGACAGGGATGATCGCAGGAGCAACAGAGCCCAGGCCACGAGACACGCGAACTTGCGTAGCGCTGAGAACGGAGTCGATGATCAGGTTTTCACGGGCAGTAGCAATGACGCCGGTGGTCTGGAACATCGTGTTCGGCAGAATGTTCTCAGTCGAAACAACGTTCAGCACGGTGTCAGTCGCAGAAGCTTGAGCGGTAAGCTCAAGTTCCGGGAAGATCATACTCTCCACCCAGAAGCCATGCTCGATCTGCTTGGCAGTCTCAGAAGAGAACAGCGAAGTAAGAGCAAGCAGGGAAGTCATGCCGTTGGGCATAAGCTTGGTGATGTTCAGGCCGAAAGACTTCTGAGCGAAGTCAGGCGGATTGTAGTTGGAAGCAAAGATGCCAGTAGCCATGATAGTGTCCTCGAAAAATTACAGATCGCCAGCGCCGACGCTGTGAACAACAACGGTGGGAGTAAAACTGATGTTGATGGAAGAGCCATCAGCAGTGCTGTTCACATCAACCAGAACTTCTGCAATGCCGGAAGCGCCATAGATCACATTGGAGACTTTAGCTGAAGCCCCAACCCCAGTACCGTACACAGACATGCCGTTAACGATAGATCCGGCCGGCAGATCAGCAGCAAAGATGATGCGCTTGGAACCGTTGATGGTTCTGGCGCTAAACTGCTTGGCCGGCACAGGCGCAGAGCCCAGCTCGATGAAGTAATCACGCCACTGGCTAGCCGCGTTAGCGGTGACAGTACTGAACACAGAGGTGCTCAGGCTGATACCAGAAGACGCAGGCACCGCAATGGTTGCAGCATACGCAACCGTATTGATGTGGCGAAAAACAAACCCCATACCAGGAGTGAATTCACCAAGAGAGCTGAAGCCGCGCAAAGCTGCGCAGATTTGCTCAGCAGTGGGAAGCGTATCAGTGTAAGCACCTGTGGGGCCAGTGCGGCGAAGATTACCTGCAACGAGCATGGCAGCAGTAATAGCCCCAGCCCCTACGGTAGTCAGCGTAGCAGCAACGAAGCCAACAGCCGGGTTATCCCCCGGAAGGCTCCGGCGCTGCAGGCCAGACTCATATACAGCATTTCGAGTAATAGACATTACAGTCTCCAAATAACTTCAGGATCAAAAAGAGAATTGCTTGCTCCAGTCAATTGAGCCAGGAGCCTGGCTGGCAGTATTTGCTGCTGTGGGCTTTCCAGCCACTTCAGCAGCGAAGTCTTGCAGGAAGCGTTGAGCAACCTGAGATGCTTCCGTCGGAGAAATACCGGGGTGCTGCGTGGAAAGATTTTGCTCCAAAGCTCCAAGGAGCTGCCGAGCTGCCGGGTGATTGAACACCGGATTGTCTTGGCGAATCTGGTTGACATTCAGAGCTTGTTGCACATGCGTAGGCATGGCAGCGAGAATTTCTTGGGTGCGATTACGCATGCTGCTATTCAGCATGGTGCCGTTCACGCGCACGGATTGAAGCAGCGCTTGCTGTACTGCCGTATTGAGCACACTGGAGAATGCTTGAACATCGCCACCAAGAGCAGCAGAGATAGTTTCCGCGGGCACAGAGGCCAGGAAATTTACTCCGCTTACCTTATTCTGGAGAAGTTGCATCTGCTCTGTACCCATAGGCACAACATCAGCCTGGAACGGATCAACTTTTTGCTGATCGTTGGGTGCAGTTTGCCAGATTGCCAGATAGTTGTCGAGCGGGGATCCAGTGCCTTGCGGAGCAGCTACAGCTTGCTGAGTTCCTGCAGGCTGCTGAGTGGGTTGAGTAGAGGGAGCGCCTGGAGTAGAACTCTGAGGTTGAGTAGTAGTAGTTCCTGCATCAATAGCAGAGGGAGCAGCGCCAGCGCCACCAAACAGTTGTTGAAAAAGGCCAGCCATGATATTTCTCCTTGGGATTAAACGGATTGAATTGCAAGAAGCTCAGAACAGAAATCACTGATTCCTGTCCAATAAGCTTGAGCCTGCACGAACTTGTTCACGTTATTGGTGTCAACCTGCAAACTGACTAATGCATTGATTGCATCTGCTTTACGAGTCTCTACCCAGCAACGCTGGACAGGGGACAAAGCTACTTGTGCAACATCCTCCACAGTTGTAAACTCAAACCGGCGAGGAAGCTGATCATCTGATAGTTTCATGATAATTCCTAAGCTTGTTTATTACCAGCAGCTACCATTTGAGCAAGCGTTGTAGCTTGTTGAGTAGCTGACTGAGCTTGCTCTTGCTTCATTTGCTCCTCACTAGGAGGTTGCGGCATCGGTACTGCAAACTGCACACCTTTTTCAAGCGCCATCTGCGCTTGTTGCTGCCATGCGCCTAACTGCTGCTCATACATTCGTACAGACTGCGGCTTGCGGAAAGGCTTAAGATCAGCACCGCGAAGACTCATCAAGTGGGAGAACATATCACCAACCCTGTACTCTGCACCAATCGCTGGAACAGCTTGAATAGTCTGCAAAGCTACAGCAAACTCCTCAGTACTCATCTCACGATCCAGCGGACTGAAGCCGTCTCCGATTTTGAACATCAAAGAGGCGTTACGGAGCTTAACAGGATCAATCTCAACAGCTTTTTCTTCTTCACTACTCATGTAGGTAGTGGTTGTCTGGTACTGAAGAGTGTTATTGAGAATGATCAGTCTGGCAGGTATCAGAAGCTTGGAGCGCACCGCGATAGCCGTAAGCCGTTCGCGATATTCTGTGCCCTCCATTACATCATCAACTTCGCTCTTAGTCTTGTTGCCCTTTACAAACTGCCCTTGCTGCGCAGGATTAGTGCCAGCAGCGATGTAACTGTAACGCTCAATCCCTGTGGCGATCTGCATGAAAGCAGGAGTTTGCTCATCCCTGTAAGGGATTGGCATGTACGCATTGTCCAGAGGTTGGTGGTAACCCGCAGCACGCACAGGAATCTTAGCTGCTGGATTGGGGTTGTTGATACTTGCCCCGTCAATATACAGCGGATTATAGATACCTCGGTCAGACACTGCACGCCGCTTGGACGCCAAAGTGGCATTCCACATGTTAGATGCAATATCTTGCATGTCCATCAAGTTCTCTGCAAGAGACAGTGTTTGCAGCCTGTGCCCATCAAGGTACGGTTGAGAGATCAGGATTGGGAACAGGTCATGCGCATTGTTCATCCGCTCAACTTCAAGCAAAACTTGGTCATTAATGATGACCAACTTGAAGATCTGCGGATGATTAGCATCGCTGATCTGGATGCCATATGCGCTAGGGATGATACGCACATAGACGATAGTCCTGAAATACGCAGAGCTGTAATTCACAGTGCCTTGGCGATTCGTGCCACTGGAGCCAAAGAACAAACTCCAATCAGATACAACCCCCTTGCTTGCATGGTGGGATGCACCGGTGATATCTGGAGTGTAATACAGCACACTCTCTGCAGCAGAAACTGCCTGCGTTGGCTTTGAGTTCAACGCAGCTATAGTGGTACGTGCAGGGACAAGCTGGAATAGCTTGTTTGTATACTTCTTCATCTTGGAAGGAGTGAGCACTTCAGTGAAGCCTGCAAAATCACCTTCACGAGCTACTTCGCTGGGGTCAACACGCAAGTCCCAGAACGTGTTATACATATCAAGGCCTTTGACCTTGTTGCCGCTCCAGACAACTTCAACCCGCTTAGGGTTGTTGCTTTCGTCATTCTGCACAGCGTGCGTAGTTTCAGTGTCCCAGAACACATGAGCTGCACAGATGTTGTACTTGTATCCATCACGGAATACACGAATCCACTCAGCATCCCAACCAGTGCGAGTAGAGTTCTCTTTCACAATGGTGTTAAATTGAGTTGCAGCGTCTTGATGCTCAGGAGCTGCCCCAGCCATGAACATTGGTGAACCTTCAAGGAAGGTAGCTGCCAACTTACCTGTGGCTGTCTCAACCTGCGGCATCACCATAGGGACAATGAAGTCCACTACTTGCACAGGCTTGCCAAGCATGGAAAGCAAGCGAGCTTGCACATCTCGCTCAGATACTCCATATGTGCGATTGTAGTAGCGGTCAACAAGCAGCATGGAATCTCGCAGCATTGAGCTACGATAGAAACTGTGCCTAGCATCCTTCACGTACTCAAGAAGCTGCTTCGCTGAGTCATCTGAAATTGTGGGCCGGTCTGATACTGTTGGCCGTAATGTAGCCATTGTGGTTCTCCTAGTTAGACTGCTTCGCTTCGCAGAGGCTTGCCCGCTGCTACGCATTTTGCGGCGGTCGGCAACTCCCAGCAAGGCGACCGCTTCGCGGAAATTGCTCCTCTACTCGCTCGCTGGCGCTCGCTCCGTTGCTCGCAATTTGCCTTGCAGTGAGCCTCTGCCTCCCTAGCAAGACGCTTCGCTGGGGTCAAGCCCACCTGCTGCGCTACGCTGTCAGCGCTGATTGCAACTTAGAACGCGCAGTTAGCTTCCAAGGGTTGTACATCTTCAATCTTTCCAGATCCGAAAGTTGCACCTGCTGGATCGAGAGCTTCACAGAGTGCTTGATAATCTTTGACCATAGCGCTGGCAAAAGCACACAAGTCAAGAGCTTCATCTTTGTTCTTTGTTTTGCTGAAGTCATACTCCACAGCCTGCTTGATGATCTGCGCATGGGTGGCTGCTGTAGTTTCCACCTCATGGCCAACGAATGCCTTTATAACATCCTTGACTCTGGCATTCTTTGACTGGGAGTTGGTGTAGAGCTCAACGAAATGGATGTTGGATATGTCCAAGCGCTCACAGATGAAGTTGAACCAGAATAGATAAGTACTCTGGTACGCATTGGACTCACACCCTACGACTCTACAACCTCGCTGAGAGCACAGAACCAAGCTAGTCATGATGGCCTGATAAGGCGTCAGCGGAGCCAGAACCATCTCCGCAGCTATGGGCCGCACAGGGGCTTCTGAGCATGTCTCAAAATAACCAATACCTACATCATCTAGGCCAGCTCCACCTTTGCCAGTAGC